GACGATAATCCGATCCAGCCGGGTGAATGGCGAGATATTGACGCTGGCGGCGCGGAGTTAAGCTCCAGTTTGATGCCGTTGCCCTACAAAGAGCCTAGCCAGACCTTGTTTGCGTTGTTGGGATTCACGGTGGAAGCGGGGAAACGGCTTGCCAGTACCGCCGACATGCAGGTGGGGGATGGCAATCAGCAGGCCGCTGTAGGCACCACGGTTGCGCTGCTGGAACGTGGGTCGATGGTGATGTCGGCCATTCACAAGCGTCTGTATTACGCGCAGACGCAAGAATTTGAGATGCTATTCCGCGGGTTTGCAGACTTCCTGCCCGAAAAGTATCCGTATGATGTTCCCGGCGCCTCAAGGTCCATCAAGAAGGCGGACTTTGACAGCATGGTATCGGTGGTTCCGGTAGCAGATCCGAACATCTTTTCGGTGTCCCAGCGCATTGCCTTGGCGCAGACTCAGTTACAGTTGGCACAGAGTGCGCCGAACATGCACAACATGTACGAGGCGTACTATCGCGTGTATGCCGCGCTGAATGTTCGGGATATTGACGGCATTCTGAAGGTTCAGACCAATCAGATGCCTAAAGATCCGGCTAGCGAGAACATTGACGCGGTCGACGGCAAACAATTGAAAGTGTTTGCGGGCCAGCAACATGACGCGCACATTGCGGCGCACTTGATCATGGGGCTTTCGCCTCTCATTCAGGCCAATCCACTGGCGGCCAGTGAGTTGCAAAAGCATGTTCTTGATCACGTCAAGATAAAGGCCGAAGAGGACGCCGAGGCAGAGCTCTTTGCGCAGTATGGAGTAGATCCTGACCGCATGGTGTCTGACATGCAGCGCGAAGCATTGATAGCGCTCAAGATTGCCCAGTACATGATGGAAGCCAAGCAGCTACAGGCACAGTTGGCCGGCGAGGGACAGGCAGCGCCTGATCCTGTGGTCCAGTTGAAAGCACAAGAGCTGCAGCAGCGGGCGCAGAAAGACGCGATGGATGCCCAGCTGAAGAAGGAAGCGCTTGCAAACGAGCAGATGCGCATCAGGGAGAACGCGGAAGCCAGTGACGCCCGCATACGGTCGCAAGAAAAGATTGCGTCCCAGCGCAGTGCAATAGCCCGTGAACGAATTTATGCCCCACGAGGATAATGTCATGCCACTCAAGAAAGGCCGTAGCCAAAAGACGGTCAGCAAGAACATCGGCGAGATGATGGGCTCCTTCAAGGAGAAGGGGAAGATCGGCACCAGCCGTCCTGCCAGCAAAAAGGCTGCCCAAAAACAAGCAGTTGCAATTGCCCTAAGAAGTGCGGGAAGATCACGCACCATGAAAAAGGGTGGTCCCGTAGAGATTGTGAAAAAGCGGGACGGTAATCGTCCGGTCAAGATTTACTGAAGTAAAAAGCCTTCCAGACAGTGGCTTCAAACTGTCTGCTCCATGGGTAAACACCATGCTTGATTTTGCCGAGCGCGTGCTCCGCGATATCAAAATGCTAGAGAAGGACACAGAGTCGCTTGTATTGAGCGGCACACTGTCTGATATGGAGCGCTATCGTTTCCTGATGGGACGATTGGAAGGTATTCGTTTGTCGGAAGACATCATCCGACAGCGGCTGAAGAAGCACGCCGAAGAATAACCAACCAATAGGAGAATCCATGGAAACAGAACGAAAACTAACCGCGCTCGAAGAGAAATGGCAGGCGCAAAACGCTGTCAAACGTCCTACTCTCGACCAAGCCATCACTGAAGATGGAAAAGTGAACGAAACAGCCCTTCAGGGTTTCGTCCTTGACCTAATCCCAAAACCTACTGGATGGCGTCTAGCCATCTTGCCGTATCGTGGCAGCAAAGCCTCGAAAGGCGGCATTTTGTTTTCTGACGAAACTCAGAAACGCACGCAACTGGCGACAAATGTCGGATACGTGTTGAGGGTGGGGGATCTTGCCTATGCTGACCAGACCAAGTTTCCCAATGGCCCATGGTGCCAAAAGGGGGACTGGGTGATCTTTGGCCGGTATGCCGGATCTCGAATTCAGATTGATGGTGGAGAAATCCGCCTTCTAAACGATGATGAAATTCTAGGGGTCGTGAATGACCCTGAAGATATTTTGCACATGTGAGGAGATGGAAAATGGGCGGCGATCAAGACGAATTGCAATTCAATATAGGGGAAGACGAGGAAGAAACCACTGTCTCGATGAATCAAGACGGGGGAGATGCTTCGATCGTTAAAAAGGAAGAGCTGATAGTTGAGCAAGAGAAGGCACCTTCGGAAAAGCATGCGGAGGATGGCCCTGATTCTGAGGATTTGGACCAGTACTCACAGAAGGTTCAAAAGCGAATAGACAAGCTCACCGCTCGGTTGCGAGAACATCAGCGCCGTGAAGAGGCTGCAATTGAATATGCTCGCAACATCCAAAAGACCAATGAGGAGTTGCAAGAGCGCTACAAACAGTCAAATGCTGCCCGGATGGGCGAAGCTCGCGGCCGTTTGGATACCCAGATCATGGCGCTTAAAAGCGTCATAAAACGTGCCCGTGAAGAGAATGACATTGACACAGAAACGGAGGCCCAACAGAGGCTCACCACTGCTCTGTGGGAGCAGCAGCGGTTGGCAGAGGGAGAGCGACAGGCTAAGGAAGAGCCTGTTGTAAAGCCGCAGCCCGTTTCCTCGCAGCCTGCCCAACGTGCAGCACCTCCTCCCGATCCAAAAGCAGAGGAATGGGCAGAAAAGAACACATGGTTTGGCAAGGATATTGTCATGACCAACACGGTCAGGGGTATCCATGTGGAACTGGTTAAAAACGAAGGATTTGACCCGTCCTCAGATGAGTACTATGATGAAATCGATCGCAGGATGCGTAGTTTATTTCCGCAGCGCTATCCGAATACCCGAAAGGGCCGGGAAGAAGCTGCGCCAGATGATGACAACAGAGGCAATCGAATCGCGTCAACGGTTGCTCCTGCTACCCGGTCTTCCGGGGTGAACTCTACAGCGCGCCGCATGATCAAGTTGAGGCCTAGTGAGGTCGCAATAGCGAAAAAACTAGGGGTACCACTTGAAGAATATGCTAAATACGTGAAAAGGTGATCTCATGAGCGAACAAGACAATTCAGTGCCGAAACTTTCTCGTGCCCCTCGCAGCAGCGGTTCCCGCGAAAAAACTGCGCGTCGCAAATCATGGACACCACCGTCCCGTCTGGATGCGCCTCCCGCTCCGGATGGGTACAAGCACCGTTGGATCCGTAGGGAAATAGCAGGACGAGACGACAAAATTAACGTCTCTGGCAAATTGCGCGAAGGATACGAGCTAGTCCGGGCAGATGAGTACCCTGATTTTCAGGGCGGATCTGTTGAGGACGGCAAGCATACGGGCGTAATTGGCGTAGGCGATGTTGTCCTTGCCCGCATTCCTGAAGAAACAGCGGAAGAGCGTAAAGCGTATTACCAAAGGCGTACCCATGATCAGATACGAGCTGCGGACAATGATCTGTTGAAGACTAACATGCACTCTTCAATGCGGATCAACGCCCCTGAACGGCAATCTAAAATTACTATCGGCGGCCCCCGAGACGGGACCAACGATTAACCTTCTAAAGGAAAAGTATCATGGCAAATGTAGACAAAGCGTTTGGTCTGCGTCCGCTAGGTAACCTTTCTGCCTCTGGTTCACAGAAGCAGTACGGATATCAGATCGCAGACAACCAATCAGGTGCCATTTTTCAGGGAGACCTTGTCACCCTGAAAGACGGATATATCATCCAGTTCAATCCGGCTACCCATACCGCTGCGGTAGGGGTATTCAATGGTTGCAACTACATTGATCCCACTACTGGCAAGCCAACGTGGAAGAACTTCTATCCGGGTTCAATCAACATCACGCAGGGCACGATCAATGCGGATGTAATCGATGACCCGAATCAGTTGTTCATTATCCAGAACGATGAAACTTCTGCCGTGACTGATTACGGCAAGAACGCAGATATCGTTGTGGGCACGGGCAACACCACAACGGGCATGTCGGCGAATGAACTCGACACGTCCACTATCGCAACTACCGCCGCGCTGAACCTGAAGATCATTGGTCTTTGGAACGTGCCCAACAACGCTGTTGGGGAATTCGCCGTCGTCGTGGTGAAAATCAACGAACACCTGTACGGAAGTGCAGGCGTCGCTGGTCAATAAGGAGCACTTACCATGGCAATTTCACGCGCACAACTTGTAAAAGAACTTGAGCCCGGTCTGAACGCTCTCTTTGGTCTTGAGTACAAGAACTACGAGGGCGAGCATGAGCAGATCTATTCGATCGAATCTTCAGACCGTGCGTTTGAAGAAGAGGTCATGCTGTCTGGGTTTGCTGAAGCTCCGGTAAAAACGGAAGGTGCAGGCGTCGCTTACGACCAAGCACAGGAAGTTTATACCGCACGCTATACCCACGAAACCATTGCTCTGGCATTCAGCCTGACGGAAGAGGCCGTAGAGGACAACCTTTACGATCGTCTTGCTTCTCGCTATACCAAGGCACTGGCTCGTTCCATGGCAACGACCAAGCAGATCAAGGCCGCCGCAGTGCTGAACGGCGCTTTCACTACCTCCACAGGTGGTGACGGCAAGCCGCTTTGCGCTACGGACCACCCGACTCTGAGCGGTCCTGACCTTCGCAATGAACTTACAGTTGCGGCCGACCTTTCTGAGACTTCTCTTGAGCAGTCTCTGATCGACATTTCGGCATTCACTGATGAGCGCGGCCTGAAGATTGCTGTACAGGGTCTCAAGCTCATCATCCCGAAGGAACTGCAGTTCACTGCTGATCGTATCTTGAAGTCGACTCTGCGTGTTGGCACTGCCGATAACGACATCAACGCGATCAAAAATATGGGGATGATCCCGCAGGGCTATTCGGTCAACCATTACCTGACTGATCCGGATGCCTTCTTCATCATCACTGATGCACCGAACGGCATGAAGATGTTCCAGCGTGTAGCAATCAAAACCGGCTTCGAGGGTGACTTTGAAACCGGCAACGTGCGCTATAAGGCTCGCGAGCGCTATAGCTTTGGCTTCAGCGATCCCCGCGGCATCTTTGGCTCGCCGGGTACCCCGTAAGGTACTTGCAGTCATAAAAAGGGGGACCTCGGTCCCCCTTTTTTTTCTTGTAATTTGCTGTATAGTTTCAGCATCCCCGGAACAACCGGGAGAGCAGACGGTCCGGGCCGACGACATGCAGACTGCCTCCTTAACTCGCAT